GGTTTTACTCCCACATGGAAGAGTACCTAAAAATCTATAAAATTTCGCGTTCGAAAAACAAAAGATTAGACAACTGGTGTGCCGACATTGACTTGGACATCTTGAAGCAGGTTTGCGAAAAGATGAAGAAGGATGAGCATCGTTCCGATTTGTATCAGCAAAGGAAAAAGGAGAAGCAAAATGACCCCAATAGAAAATGAGATCGTTAATCAAGGATTGATCATCGACAACTTTGCCGGAGGCGGTGGCGCTAGCACCGGAATCGAATTGGCTTTAGGTCGGTCGGTAGATTACGCGATAAACCACGATCCAGATTCAATTGCTATGCACCAACCAAATCATCCTAATACGATTCATTTGTGCGAGGACGTTTTTAAAGTAAACCCTGTCAAGCTATGTGCGGGAAGGCCAGTTCTTCTCGCTTGGTTCAGCCCCGACTGCAAACACTTCTCGAAAGCCAAGGGAGGTAAGCCTGCCGACAAGCACATTCGCGGTCTTGCGTGGGTGACGATCAAATGGGCGAAGACGGTTAAGCCGAAGATCATCATTTTGGAGAACGTGGAGGAGTTTCAGACTTGGGGTCCTCTCGGAGAGGACGGACGGCCCATCAAAGAGAAGATGGGAACAACGTTCCATAAATTCATCGCGGAGCTTAGGAACCTTGGCTACGATGTCGATTACCGCGAATTGGTAGCTGCCGATTATGGCGCTCCGACCAAGCGGAAGAGATTCTTCATGATCGCGCGTTGCGACGGAAAGCCGATCCGGTGGCCCGAGAAGACGTATGCGGAGCGCGGAAAGTGCAAGCGTGGACAAAAGCCTTGGAAGTCCGCAGCTTCGATCATCGACTTCTCGATTCCGACAAGATCCATCTTCAACCGCGACAAGGATTTGGCTGAGCCGACCAAAAGGAGAATCGGAAGGGGATTGGAGAAATTCGTCCTTCGCTCCGGAAGCCCATTCATCATCCCCATCGGCTATGGGGAGAACAAGAATCAGCTCCCGAGGGTGAACGACCTCAAAGACCCATTGTCCACGGTGGTCTCATCCACGAAGCAAAACTTGGTCGTTCCTTACCTCCAAGACGCTCAATACATGGCGAACGAGAGCCGTAGGTTGCTCGATCTACAAGAACCGCATCCGACAATAGCTGCGGGCGGTCAGCACACGGAGTTGTGCAATGCCAAGCTAACGCCATTCATGGCGCTCATCGGGGAGAACGGATTCCAAAAATACCGGGATGCCTCGGTTGAGGACCCGCTCAAAACGATTGTCACGAAGAACGAGCATCTTCTTTGCAAGCCTTACCTTTCGCCTTGGATGGGTCTCAACAACTTCACCGATTACGGAAGGAACATCAAGAATCCGTTGGCAACGATCACCACCAACAACAAGGAAGTGTTCCTTGCCCCGAAACTGATGCCTTTTATATCCGAGAATTACGGTGGTACTTACACAGGAAGCGGTTCTCCAATGGATTCGCCTCTTCCGACGATAACGGCATCAGATCACAACCGCATCATCGCTCCGATCATAACGGATTACAAGTTCGCCAACGATGGGAGCCGTGCCGATAGCCCATTGGGTACCGAAACGACAATCCGAAGCCATTATCTGACCTCATCCTATCTCACCGAGTATTACGGACGCGGAAATCCGGACGATGTCAAAAAGCCTCTTGGCACCATCACGAGCCACGACCGCTTCGGGAAGGTCGATGTCTCGATGAAGGACTCCGCTTTCATCCAAGAGTATTACGGTGGAACCTACAAAGGCAACGGAACGAAGATGACCGACCCGCTTGCCACCGTCACAACGCTTCCCCGGTTTTGGATGGTCAAAGTCCATTTCGAAAAAGCCGAGGACGAAAGCAAACTCGGGAATTGGAAGTTGGTTCGCGAGTTCATCAACAAATACACCACCGTCCACTGCGACGAAGACCAAATCCTTCTGATCAGCATCGATGGCCATGATTACTTCATCAGCGACATCGGTATGCGGATGCTGACCCCCCGGGAATTGTATGACGCGCAGGGTTTCCCTCACGACTACATCATCGACAAAGATGCCAATGGGAAGTCCTATCCCGCAAATAAGCAGGTCGCACGCTGCGGTAACGCGGTTCCTCCACCGTTCGCTGAGGCGCTTGTGAGAGCCAACCTTCCCGACCTTTGCCCGAAGACCAAGATCGAGACGATGCAGCTTCTTAAGGTCGCTCAGCTCCGCTACAAGAAGAACCGCGCCCAATTCAATGGCGTTTCTAGCGATGGTCAGTTATCGCTCTTCACCGACTTCGAATCGCTGACCAAGCAGGTCGCTGAGGAGAGGAAGGGGCACTCCGATGCCTAACATTGATGATTCTTGGATAGCTGAGACTCCTTTGGAAATGTTCGATGGTCCTGTTCCATACGAAGATAGATGGCTATTGATCCATACCTCAAAAACGACTATCCGCGTGACCAAAAAGAACTACGATTCAAAATTCTTGGTCAACACAGGTTTAGGAGCAATACCTAAGTGCTACCGAGGAAATGGTGATTGGATTCAGATGAGCCTGTTCTGAGGAATGAAGATGAAGGGAAAAGGTAAGAAACTTTGCGAATACCTAAGCGAGAGGAAACCGCAAAGCGAATTGTTGGAGCTTCGATTCGAAGAAGGCGGTGGCTTCTCGATAACACCGCTTGACCTCTTCTCGCTTAGGAACCAAGCGATCATGTCGAGAGAGATCGTATCGACCGAGGAGAAAGCAATCGGTCAGTCGAAAAAAATAGTAATCGTTCTGAAAGGAGAATGGTGAATATGCCGGAAGAAGAAAAACTTGAAGACTTCGTTATCTATCACGCAGTTGGAAAAGAGTACCGAATCGTCAAAGCGGAAGGAATCGCGGTAAATTTCCACAACATGACCGCTACCGTAATCGGAGGAGATCACGACAAAGAAGTTATTCTAGCCTGCTCCGGTGCCGAAGTCGCAGCTCATTCGAACATCAAAAGAATGACATCGTTCACAAAAGTCGATAAATGGTGAAAGGACCAAACATGAAACTTAACACAATCGTCGTTGAGGAGTTGATGCTCGGCAAAGATGGAGCAATCTATTTCAACAAAGCCGTTGTCGATGCCGACTTGATCACGATCATCCGAGATGTGGATGACCGAGAGCTTCAAATGCAAGGAGTCCATTGCATGGTTACGTTAAAGGGTTACGGAACAACCATGATGTGCAAGGAAACGTGCGCTGATATTTTTCTAAAAATAGTGAAGGCCCAATACAATTCGAAAATTATCGAAAGAAATTTCTGCAATAACCATGAATTAGAAAGGCTTGCTAACTCCGCTTTTGAAATGGGGGATTCCGAAAATGGGACGGACAAAAATTGATTGGTGCGACAGGACCGCTAACCCGGTCATCGGATGCGCTCACGGTTGCCCATTCTGCTATGCGAGGAAATGCAACGATAGATTCCATTGGGTTGATGACTTCTCGAAGCCCCAATGGTTCCCAAAGGCGCTAAAGCATCTTGGGACGAACAAACCGACATCGTTCTTCATGGATTCCCTGTCGGACATCGCCTATTGGCCCACGGTCGGAATCTTCGCGCTCACTCAGATCACGAGCGGTTGGTCAAGTAACGCTTACATCTTCTTGACGAAGGACATCTCATCGATTGACCGATTCAAGAGAAGCGCCTTCGACACCGCGTCGCTTAAGAATCTTTACTTCGGCTATAGCTGCGGTTCGGAAGATCTGATCAGAAAGGCTTTGACTCAGCCATCCCAAAGACTCGGGTTCCTGTCGGTCGAGCCGATATTGGAGGACCTAACAGGTTTCAGCGCCCTTCTCGACTACGATGAGCCGGAGTTCGTGATCATCGGTGCCGAGACCGGGAGCAGGAAGGGCAAGGTCAAATGCGATCCGCAGTGGGTTAGGAACGTTGTCGATGCCTGCGACAAGAGATTCATCCACGTCTTCATGAAGGATTCGCTTAAGAAAGTTATGGGAACCGAGTTCCGAAGGGACAAGCTGCCTTGGCCCTGCTCGAAGGAGGGTTCCTATGGAAAATGACGGTGTCTCTTGGCGGGATTTGGAAGACATCATCATCAACATCATCACGGTCAAGAAAAAGAAGTGCGCCATCTTGGTCGGGAGCGAGGAGATTCGCCAAATGGTTCTCCAAAGCAAGGTCGTCCAAGACGGAATCGATGCGAAGATGATTGATTTGTTCAAGGTTGGAAACATCAACCCCGATGACATGATGATCATGGAGGAGGAGCCGATTGAACCGATGAAGGTATTCGCTCAACCGAAGGGCGGTTCGGACATCAGCCACAAGGCTTAAGGAGAAAAAATGGAAAAGAAGATTCATAGCCTAAAGATAGCCAAGAAATACTTCAAGGCGATCAAGCGAGGGGACAAGACGTTCGAGGTCCGCAACGATGACCGGAACTTCCAAGTTGGAGATCTGATCACGTTCAAGACCGCTAATTATGCCTTCAACCAACTGCATGAGCTTCGTTGGTACGATGCGCCTGGTATGTGGCAGGTAACCTACAAACTTACATCGAAGGATTTCCCCGATGGAATCAAAGAAGGCTACTGCGTTCTCGGAATCAAGGAGGTTAAGTAGCTATCCTAGTGAAAACTAGGTTCCCGGCTTGGTTTATTGCAAATGCCGGGGCAAATACCGCAAGGAGTGGTCCCCAATGAGACCGCCATAACGTTGCCAAATCACTTCTTAGTGAAATGGCGCTATGTCGATTACGCACATCGTCTCCCTCAGCGGGGGGATTGGCAGCTACGAGACGTTGAAGCGAGTGATCGCCAAGGAGGGAAAGGAAAAAACGATAGCGGTCTTCTGCGACACGATGAACGAGGATGGCGATCTCTATCGCTTCCTGTCGGACATCGAGGAGAAGACCGGGGTTCGAATCAAGAGATTGGCAAGCGGGAAGGACCCTTGGGGTTTGTGCTTCGAGAAAAGGTTCCTGTTCAATAGCCGTGTCGCCCTGTGCTCACGGATATTGAAGACTCAGCTCTTCAACGATTGGTTGAAGGAGAACTACTCCCCGAGCGATTGCGTCCTCTACCTCGGAATCGACTTCACCGAAAGCCACAGGAAGGAAGCCATCGTCAAAGGGTATTCGCCTTATAAAGTCGAATTCCCGATGTGCGATAAGCCTTATGTCTACAAATACGAGATGGTGGAGAGCCTAAAAAGAGAAGGCATTAAGGTTCCGAGGCTCTACGAATTGGGGTTCGCCCACAACAATTGCTCGGGCGCGTGCTTCAAGGCGGGGATAGCCAGTTGGAAGAACCTTCTGATCAAAGACCGCGTCACCTACCTCCGCATGGAGGATAAGGAAGAGACGTTTAGGATGATCAGCGGTAAGGACGTGTCGATTCTCAAACGGAATGGGAAGCCATTCACGCTTAGGCAGCTTCGGGAGGCGGTTGACTCGGCTCCGGAGCAAATGTCCCTGTTCGACGATGAAGAGGTCGGTGGTTGCGGTTGCTTCGTTGGTGACTTCGATGACGAAAACGAAAGAAAGGATTGAAAATGCTAATTAAGGGAGACTCATTCAAAATCGTGCCAACAATCAAGGCTGAAAGCGTTGACATGGTTTTGACTTCGCCTCCCTATGGCATCGGTAAATCCTATGAGACTCGTTCTCTTTCTATAAACGATTACATCGAATCGATGAAGCCGATCATCAAACCGCTTGTGGCCACGATCAAGCGCGGTGGATACCTTGTTTGGCAAGTGGGGACTAGAATCGAGAAAGACAACATCTATCCGCTTTCCGAGTTTTATTCTCCATTGTTCCGCTCGGAAGGATTGCTTCTAGTCAACGAGCTTATTTGGGAGTTCCAAGACAATAGGCCTTTTGCCGGGTCGCATTACAACAGGCTCACTCAAAGCCATGAGACCGTGCTGATCTTCGTAAAACAGGGGGGGTCTCCTACTTTCAACTTGGACGATGTGAGAATACCTCAAAAATATCCAAGGGAGAAGGGATACCGGAGAAAGAACCGTGGGGTTTTCACCTGCAATCCTTTGGGAAAGAACCCGGGCGATGTTTGGAACATTCACACGCTCCATTTCAATTCTCCGGAGAAATGGGACCATCCCGCCCAATTCCCCGAGGAGCTATGCGAAAGGCTGATAAAGCTGCTGACAAACAAAGGGGACACGGTCCTCGACCCATTCATGGGAGTGGGAACAACCTGCTTCGTATCCGAGATTCTTGGAAGAAAGACGATTGGAATCGAGATCATGGATAAATATTTCATCCAAGCGAAAAGAAGGCTCGAAGGCGAAATGCCAAACGGTCAGTTGAGTCTGATAAAACCAAGCCAAATTGGAGGAATGGTAAATGGAACAAACTAAAAAAATTATTACTGTAGGCCAGATTGCTAAATGCTATCGCCTCTATATCGAGATATTCGAGGAGGAAGACCAAGACTATCCCGATGGTCGAATCGTATCGAATAAAGAAAGGGCCGAATTATTGCTACTCCACAAAATGGTTGGAGATGATGAAGGGATGGTCAATAAGGCGAGGTACATCATCGACCATATCAGAATTCCCGGTGGAGATGATGGTGATGACGGAAGCTACAAACCTCTTTGCGACGATTTCCGAAAACTAGGGTTCGTTGTTGTCGATGGTGACTCGAAAGGAAACTATAAAAAATGAACGATAAAGTAAATGACCTTCTCAAAAGAATAGCGACGATCCCATTGGCTAACGCTTTAGCAAGCGAATTGAGGGACGTTCTTAGGAATGACTGCGTTGTTGTCGATAAGAAATGGCTCCAAGAAAACGTTAACTCAACAAAGGCTTGGAACGATGAGGATGGAACCGTTGAGGAAATTTACGAATTTAGTGTCAGATGCTTGGTAAATGGATGGAATTTAGACGTTGTCCAAGACATCAAGTGCGAGAGATATAGATGCGCCTGCGAAAAGATTATCGAGTTTTTGGAAAAGTCAAAAGCGGAATCCGAAGGCAAAACAAATGGAAAAAATTATGGAGGTCCACAGATCTTTTTCTCGTATATGGCAAATGATTACGCAGGTTCGTTGGCGGTTTTGAGAGGCTATGTCGATTTCTACAATTGCCATACCAAAACGCAAACAAGAATTGGGGATGAGGCATTGAAGAACATCCACGAGCTTGTCGAAAAAGAACAGCCTCTTCCAATCCTTCACGAAATTACAGGTCAAGACGGACCTTATGCCATTTGCCCGCGATGCGGTTTGAAGATTGAACCCGATAGGTATTGTCCCCATTGCGGTCAGCGCCTGTTCGTGGAAAAAAACGATAGTTCAAAGGAGAAATAGGATGGCAAAGAGAAGCACGGCACTGATCAAGAAAAGTAGCGGTCGCCAATTGAAGCCCTGCACCGGGGCGCATCGGACTGACCCGATCAAGGACGAGAGCGACCGAAAGCACTTCATCGATTGGTTTTACCTCCAAGTCAAGAAAGCGCCAACCGCGAGGCGCAAGGCCATCGCTGACCGCAATCTGATGATCGTCCTAACCGCGCTCAACACCGCCTTCCGTGCCGAGGACCTGTTGCAGCTGCGGGTCAAGGACATCGACCGTGGATTCATCTCGATCAAGGAGAACAAGACCGGGAAGATCCAAAACTTCTCCCTCAATGGCGAACTGTTCCAAAAACTCACCGATTACGTCAAGAGGCACGGTTTGGAGAGAAACGAGTATTTGTTCCAACCGCACGTAAAATCGGTCAACGGACGGCCTTATTTGGAGCCAGTGACCCGCCAAAGGCTAAACAAAGTGATCAACCAAGCGACCTATGACTGCGGGATACCTTACTCGGTTGGTTTGCACGGACTCCGGAAGACATTCGGATATGCCTACATGAAGAATGGCGGGAAGCTGATCACGCTGATGAAGATGTACAACCATTCGAATTCGAACACGACGCTCCGTTACGTTGAGTGGACAATCGATGACATCCAAAAAGAGCGTGAGGCGATATTCATCGATTCTGATGGCGTTGTCACTAAAGCTAAAAGGAGAAGATGATGGACAAGTTTATTAGGGTTTACGGAATCAAGTTTTATGGTAGAGGGAAAATAGAAAAATCTAAATTGATTGGCCTTGTAAAACAACTTGATGAATCGAGCGAAAAACCAATATACGCAAGTGATAAAAGAATCGATGCTGACACGGACTTTAAAAAAATGGAAACATTCAGCAAAAAGGAAGGGGATGGAAAACATTGAAAACAAAGATAGCGACAAAGCAATATTGACTTGGAAAGCGACTTACTCAATGTTGCTAGAGTTATGTGGAAATGGAAACATTCAAAAAGGCACTTAAAAGGTTGTTTGATTCGATTGCTCCTAACAAAAATAAACAAGGAGGTAGGTATGGGAGAAAATCTTCATAAAAAAGAGCGTTATCCATTGCAGGTTTCGGTGGCGATGTCCAAGACGATGGAGAAGGCGGTCGAGGACTTTGCCGAGAAATTCGGAATCGGAAGGAATGAAGCGTTTAGGGAGCTTATTCAGAAAGGGCTAGATTCATGAAAACAAAAGCGTTGACGTGCGAGGAGATCTACAAGCAAAGGATTACGGTCAAGAACGTCATCCGTTTCTTGGAGGCGATACCTGTCGGCACTCAAAAATCATCCGATCAGATTCTCACCGAGATGCGCGAGTGGCTTGCCCGGGATTCCGAGCGTCGTAAGGCTAGAAAGGCGAAGCAGGAGGCTTCAAGGGCCATCCATCCGACCATCATCGCCCGGACTTCCTCATCCGATATGCCCGAAGGCATTGAGACGATGACCATCAAAGTTAAGCCGTTGAAGGAGAAGAAGCCGTGAAGACCTTTATCGGCCTTTTCAGATTCGTGGCCACGATTGTCCTATTGGTTGAGATTGCCGGATGCGTTTTGGCTCTCTTGTTACCAAAATACGCATTGGCTCCGTCAAACAAGATCTTCGCTGATTTGGTCGTCTACTCAATTTCGCTCGTTGCCATCTATCTTCCAAAGGAGAAAAAGAAATGAAAGAAAATACCTCTTTTTATTGGATGATGGTCGAACAAGACGTTGAAAGAGTCATTTTTAAGCTGCGGAATGGTCAGCAAGACCAAATAACGCTTAAAGAGATTGCTTCTATTGATGCAGTTAACGCCTTAGCAAAGCGAGAAAGCGACAGGCTTTTCGAAATCGAAAATCCTGCGGTAAAAAAACAATGATTAAGAAATATGCGTTATTTCTAGAAATGAGCGGTTATCTTCAATCCGTTCACCTTATTCCTAGCCAAAAAGACCAGGCATTGGAGAATAGGGAGATCATCACCGTTATCGATTACAACAGGGCAATCCTTTTCCCCTATGGAGTCGAAGGATATGGGAAAGCCGTCTATCTCCGCGACCTGCTAGAGCCTTTTGGTTGGTTCAAAGTGGTCGAAGTCCAAGTGGAGGAAAAACGATGCGGGAAAAACTGATCTATTTCTTGGCATCGGAATCGAACGATTTCACGCCAATGCCATTCCCATCGGCAACCGATAAGAAGCTGCTTGGGAAAGTCATAGCGGTGGCGGTTGCCAAAGTCGATGGGACGCTCAAAAAGAGAAACAGGGTTCTCATCATCGACAAAATCGAGAAGGTAGAGGCGATTGGAATCGATTCGTTTGTCGATGCCAAACGGCCTTTTATGCCATTCAGCAACGCCAATGAAATCGGTGAGTTCCATCCGACTCTAGGGGTTAAGGACGATCCTAAAAAAGAAGGGGAGGATTTCTTCTTCAAACCGGGCATCTTCATCAGACTGACGAAAGGGATGATCGATTGCTTGGAGCAGGTCACTTCTCCTAAAAGGGAATTGACCATCGAATATGGGAGGGAAAAAAGATGATATACATCAGCGAGATTGCTCACAACAATAACGATGAGAAGCGCAAGGCATCATCGGCAAACGGATTCGACTATTATCTAACGAGCGATGGGCGGTGCTTTCGCCTTCCGTCCGATCTCCCTTCAAAAGAGGTCGCTGACGAATTGAAGAGCGCCATCAAAGGGGAGTTCTCAAAGGCGAAACTGATGAAGCTCTACATCGTTGGGGACAAAGCCTATTGTTGGTTTGGCAAGAAGAAGAAATGCTTGGCAAGCGAGGTTATCCGGATGTTCACCACGCTCGGGACGATTAAGCCTAACCACATCCTTTACATCGATGGTGACATCACCAACTGCGGTATCAGCAATCTTGCGGTAACCGATGGCAAAGCCAATCTCAATGGCAAAGTAACGACCATCAAGACCAAGAGCGGGCAGGAAGTAATGTTCCGCTCGTGCTCATCGGCAGCTAAGACCTTCGGTTATTCGAAGAGTTATCTTTCCAAGATGGTAAGTCAACCGTCTATGCAATCGAGATCATCAGTGATAGACACGGTGACCACGGAGGGCAAAGATGCCTAGCAGGTATGGTCCTAAAGTGACTGCTTTCTATCACTCATCAGCGTGGAGGAAGTGCGCTCAGTCATTCATGCAATCGAAGCGCTACATCTGCCAACGGTGCGGTAAGACAATGCCGGGTCAAATGATCGTGCATCACAAGATCAGATTGAACGAACGCAACGTTGACGATGCCAACATCAGCCTCAATTGGAACAACCTAGAGCTGCTTTGCATCGACTGCCACAACAAGGAGCACTTCGGTACCAAGGAAGAGGACCACTTCGATGTCACATTCACTGCCGATGGGGATGTGATCGTAAAAGAGAAGCCTAAGTGACCATACTCCCCCCCCTATCACGAGGGGGCTACCCCCCGGCTTGGGACCGGTGGGGGAGATTCAAAAAATATATGGGAGTCATTTTTTGAAAATTAGACCTATTTATGGGAAAAATCCCGTAAATAATTCCAAAGGAATTAAAAGTGGAGGAAAAATTCTGATGTCATTCAAATTATTTAATGGGAAGAAAGGACGCAAGCCAGTCATCACTGAAACTACGCACTCTAAGCACCACTATACAAAGAAAGAAATCAGAGCTATTAAAGCGAGGGCAAAACGCATCGATGAAACCGAAAAAGAAGTTGCTGAAAGGCAAGCCGTTTCAACGATTGACATCACCGATCTAAGCGCCTCGCCATCCTTCATCACAGGCGAATCTAAGAAAATCTATGATGAAGTTATTTCCTTCTATCAAAAACTCGGAACAAAATTTCTTAACGCTTTGGACTTAAACGACTTGGATATGTATTGCACCGAGGTCGCCAACTACCGCTATGACAAAACTAGGATTCCGCAGCTTGAAAAGCAATTGGATGACCTTCTTAGGAACACCGAGTGCGATATGGAGCCGAAAGAGAGATTTAAATACTCGCTAGAGACAACCAAAGCATTGACCACTCTTCGCACCGATCAGACGAACAGGGAAAAAACGATCATCAATTTGGAAGAACATCTTTCGCTCACGCCTTCGGCTCGAAAAAAGATGGAGGAGCTTTATCACCAAAAAAAGCATGAGGAGAAAGACGAGATGTCTGAATTCCTAAGCTCGGATGATAATAGCGACCCTAATCTCAAAAAATTCGGTGGAAAAGCATGAAATATCCCATTGAAGAATACACATCAAAGATAAAAAGCGGAGAGATAATCGCTTGCGATAAGATAATTCGCGTATATTGCGATATTCTCAAACCAATTGTAGCGGGAGAAGACCCTCGATTTTACTTTGACCCAAGACCAGGTCAAAAGTTTGCGGATTTTTGCTCAAAACTATGCAAGCAGTCAAAGGCTCCATTTGCGGGGAAGCCTTTAGACCTTCTTCTTTGGCAAAAAGCCAAATACGATGCTTTGCTTGGAATCAAATGCACTGACACAAAACTTAGGCGATTTGATGAGTGCTTTAATCCTGTGTCTCGAAAAAATGGAAAATCAACGGAGGCAGCTTCATTCGATTTATATATGTGCACGGATTGCCACGGTGCCGAGGTATATAACGTTGCTAATAGTTTTCCGCAGGGTATGCACCTTTGGAACGAATCAAAATCAATGATTAGAAAATCCGAATGGCTTAGCAGGCATTTCAAAGCGACGGTTGCCCCGCCTCCTACCATCAGATTAGAGGAATTCGATTCCATCTTCTCCGTTTTCACGAACAACGATGACACCAAGGATGGATATAACATCAGCTGCGCCTCGATTGACGAAGCCCATGAACTTGATCGCGGAATCTATGATGTCATTAGGCAAGGAACCGGAAGCAGGCTCGACCCTGTGATAAACATTATTACTACGGCAGGTTTCGTTCGCGATGGATTTTACGATGCTGAATATGCTACCTGCGTTGAGGTTTTGAATAACCCGGAATCGTTGCTATCTTTGCTTCCGCTTATCTATGAGCTTGATTCGGAGAAAGAGATGAACGATGAAAGGATGTGGATTAAGGCAAATCCAAGCATCGGGGTTATTAAACCGTTCGCCTATATTAGAAAGCAGATCTCTCGGGCGAAGATTGATTTGGGGTATTTGAATACCGTCAAAGTCAAGGATTTCAACCTAGTTGGTATTCAGGGGTTAAGTTGGCTTAGAGCCGAAGACATCGAAAGAGGAGCGCTCGGACCTTACACGAAACAAGAGATTGAAGATCCGAAGTTTCTTGACCAATTCGATGGAACTTTGGTAATCGGTTGTTATGATTTGTCTAAAACAACCGATATTACCGCTTATGTAATTCTACTTTTTGACCCTAAAAAAATGTGCGTGATAATCAAACCGATGTTTTGGGTTACGCAGGCTTTTTTGAAGTCCGATTGGTTCACCGCTGATAAGTCAGCTGCATCTTGGCTCCTTTGGATAAAACAAGGATATGTCCGCGTTTGCTCAACGGTAACTGAAACAAAGGACGGAAGAACCGTTAACCTCGGGGAATCAACCATAAACTACCACGAAGTTAGCGACTATATTTCCGATGAATTCGAGAAGCATAATTATATATTTTCGAAGATGATGTATGACCCTTGGAGCGCCCTGTATCTCAAATACGATATTGCCGGAAAGGGTTGGAGTTGCGATGCTAAAGGGGCGGTTCAAGAGCCTGTTCCGCAAAACTTCAAGAATCTAAGCGCTCCGACACAACTTCTAGCTAGTTATCTTCACGATGGTCGTATCTGCTATTTGAACAATCCGGTGATGAAACTCATGTTTTCTAAATGCTCGATAGTCGTTGATGATAACGGAAATATCATGCTTAAGAAAGCGGGATTCCAATCAATGAACAAGATCGATGGCCCGGCTTGCACAGTCGATGGCTTTGCCGAGATTTGTAGGAATGAGGATGTTTATTTCGCTCCGAGGGAATAGCGTTTCCAAAGAAAGTTGAATCTTTTTCTCCGAGGACTCTTAAGAGTCCTTTTTTGTTCGGCTAGGGGAAAATGGCGGTTTTTGGAATTTTCAACGTCCGCGCGATTTTAAACTCCAACTGAGGAACAATCGCGAATGTCACTTTGGAATCGGTTGCTTGGCAAATTCGTCAAGGGCAAAGAAAACGTCCAAAACAAAGATGCTTTCGTTGTGTCATTCGACCCATTCAATTCTGATTATTCGGCTCTCAAAGAGTGCAACGCGACTTACATGAGCTGCATTTCGACATACGCCAACGCGATCTCGAAGATAAAGCCCGCCCTTTATTTCAAAGACGATGTTTGCCCCGACCACATCAATTACGTTTTGGGCAACACCGCGAACAAATCGCAAAGCTCGGTTAATTTTTGGAAGCAGTCAATTGTCTCGTATTTCGAGAACAATCTAGCAGCTATTTACCTCGATTGGGACTATAGCGGTCCGAAGAGGACGCTTAAAGGAGTTTGGGCAATCGATGTCAGCGATGCCTTCTTCGAGCTTTTGGATTTCTCCGGAACGCTTTATTTCTCGTTCCGGCTCGATTCGAAAAAGGTTTACGCGCCAATGGAGGACATGGTCGTTTTGGTCAATATCCCTTCGACCAAGAACCCATTCATTACCCATTCCGAAGCTCTCACGAACTTGGTCAACGCCATCGATGCCAATTTCAAAGGTCTTACGAAGGCTTTGGAGATGGCTAACGTCGTTCGGTTCATCGCTACCGCCAACACGGTTCTTCCGGAGCCGACCATCAAGCAACGGCAAAAGAAATTCTCCGAGATGATGAATTCAATCGGTTCTGATGGGGTTTTCTACACCGACAACGCCCAAAGCATGATCCAAGTGACGAACCAAGCGAAATGGGCCTCCGCTGATGATATCAAGGAGTTCAAGGGAGAGATATACGACTACTTCCACGTTTCCCAATCAATCGTAAACGGAACTGCCGATGACGAAACAATCAATTCTTGGGTCGAACTTTATGTCGAGCCTATCTTGCAGGAAATCGAGCAGGAACTTACCGAAAAACTACTAACGCAAAGGGAAAGGGACTTCGGAAACGCCATCAAGATCAACACGAGCGAGATGTTCACCGCGTCCGTATCCCACCGAATCGAGTTGGGTACCGCTCTTGTCACATCCGGTGTCTTCCATCCAAACGAGTTCAGAAAGATCGTTGGATTGAGGCCATTGCCGGAGAAAGAGGACGAATTGATCAAGCGAATCGACCGGGTAGATTCCACCTCGAACGGTGGTCAGCAAAACAAGCCTCAGAAAGAGGCCAAGAAAAAGGAGGACGAATCAGATGGACAAAATTAAGGACTACATGGAAAACCGCCAAAGCGATAGCGAAGAGCGCGTTTTGGGTACCATCAGCGTTTTCGAGCAACGAAGCGGTGAGGGCGGTGGTGACGATAAGGATGAGTTCTTCCACGTCAAAGGCGAAGCTGCAAGATGCGGAAACAAATACGTTTTGGTTCCCCGGTCAATGGCTAAGGAGATATTCGGAATCGATGCCGACATCACCGAGGTCATGGACAAAGGGTGCCTTAAGAATTCGGACATCAGCGATGTGGTCATGAACGTGAACCACGGTGATGGCAACCACGCGGTTGCCCGGACGCGGAACAAAACGCTCGATTTGGAGGCAAACGACGATGGGCTTTTCGTCCGCGACTGCCGTTTGAAGAAAGCCAATCAGCGTTGCGCTCAGTTTTACGAGGATGTCTCGGAAGGGTTGCTCAGCCAAATGAGCTTCCGTTTCGTTATCGATAAAGAAGAGTTTGACGAGAAGGAAAACTGCTTCCACATCCAGTCTATTTCGCGGGTGCGGGACGTTTCAGCGGTCGAATTCCCGGCAAACCCGGAGACATCGATAGTTTCCCAAAGCCGATCCGCTACGTTGGCGAACGTCGCGGGTAAGAGAGCGGAGGCCCTCGCGGTCAAAGAGAATCTGTCAAAGGCTTCCTCGGTCCTTGACTCGATCCTGTCCCCTAGCGTGGGGAAGTGATCGGTCGAATAGAGGAGAAGGAGTCCACTAAATGGAATTCAAAGAGTTGATCGATTCGTTAGATCAGCAAAGAGCCGATCTAGTCAAGCAGGCAACGGACTTGAAAGCCGAAATCGATGACACGACCAAGCAACGTTCAAAAGACGAATCGGCAAAGATGCTAACCGATGCCGAGGAATTAAAAAAGAAGATTGCCGATGTCGATCAGAAGAAGAGCCAAGCCCTTGCCGACCGTCAAGCCGAAATCGACAAAGCTGCCAAAGAAGGCAAGCCAGTTTTTTCGAAAGAAAAGGAGCAATCCAGAATGGATGAGCAAAACAAGACGAAATTATACGAAGAGAGAGGCAAAGCCCTCTTAGCCGGAGAGAAAGCGGTCATCACGAACGAAGAAGTCCGCAGTGTCCTCGTTTCGGGCGGGACTTTGGTCACGCCAACCGTCGTTGGCGGTATCAACGAGAATCCTCAGACTTTCCCCATCCTCGACAAAATCAAGGTCGAGTCCTATGCGCAGGTTGGCGAAATCAAGGTCGGTTACACCAAGACTCGCTCTACCGCAGCTAAAGGGACGGAAGGCGCAGCTGCGAACAATAGCGAAGGAACCTTTGGCATCGTTGCCATCAAGCCTTACTACATGAACACCGTTGCCTATGTCTCGAAGCTGATCAGCAAAGAGACCCCGGTCAACTATCAGCAAAAGGTCACCGAACAGGCTCTTGATGCCCTAAAGAACAAGACGGTCGCCCTCGTCGTCAATGGTGATGGTACCGATTTCTATGGCATCAGCACGGCAGTCGATACGAAGGGCGATACGATGGTCGAAACAATCACGATGACTGAGAAGGCCATCTCGGAAGTCACTCTCCGCAAGATCGTGCTCAACGCCAATGTCGGCAACACTGCCGTTGGTGGTCCTTGCACTCTCTTGCTCAACCATCACGACCTCACCGCTTTTGGCGATGTCCGTGGAACGAACGAGAAAAAGGCAATTTACGACATCGCTCTCAACGATGACGGCATCACCGGAACCATCAAAGAGGGCGGTACTGTCACCAACTTCGCGCTCGAAGACTCCCTTGCCAACGGAACCATGATCTATGGCAAGTTCGCGGCTTTCGACCTCGTTTTGTTTGGCGATTACTCGGTCGAGATGAGCAAAGACGAGAAATTCTCCGAAGGTCTCATTTCGATTCTTGGCGAAGCGGTTGTCGGTGGCAACGTCACGTTCCCGAAATCCATCGCCATCTTCAAGCTGACCCCTGCGGCCTAATCCGAGCCTAACTGACGGAAAGGAGGCAGTCCGATGAATGAAGTAACCGTAACAAACATACTCAGTAAAGAAGAGGGCCTTTCGGCTCTCGACTTTGACGAGTCTTCGGCAGATGCCGAAAAGGTTGACTCCTACATCGCTACCGCCTCCTATTTCATCTATCAGCGGACGAAGAAGGATTGGGGCACCGCAAATCCATTGGCTAAGAAATGTTGCGAGTTGGTGATGGCTAAGAACTATTACCAAGACGATGAGCACGACTTCACCAAGCCAATCGAAGCGCTCCTGTCAGATCTGAACGACATCTACGAAGCGGAGGAAGCTGCAAATGCCACGTCTTGACCGAATCATCACCGTCTTCAAATTAACCGAAGACGAGAATGGGAATCGGACGCGGGTTAATGTGGCGAAGAATATCCGCGCTTCGTTTCGGCAGCTATCGGATGACGAGCGGGTGGCCACTCATGAGAATGGGACAGACTCAACCGCCCAATTCGAGATCAACCGAAGGCCGATATACACCGATGAGTATGTGGAGTACACGCGGAAGACCTATGGGACATCCATCTATCAGATCGTCTCGATAGACCCCTTCAACGAGCACGAAGGCCACATCAAGATCAAGTGCAAATTGGTCGAACACAAAATCAATTATGAAAGCGAGGTAGACGAATGACATGGACAAAAGCCGAGACCGCCATCATCGCCAATTTGGTTGGCGCTTTGGTGTTGGCGGGAATGGTCGATGCCCATTCGGTGAAGTCTACCGACACTCGGTGCATCTTCGTTAGGGACTTCTTGGACGATAAGACCCATCAAAAGGGCGAGTCGTTCTTGGTCTATAGCCCGATGCCCGAGAATTGGAGCCAATCGGCTGATAACGGAAAGATCATTCGCACCGTTTCGTTGTCGGTCGTTATCGGGACTACTGCCTCTCCGAGTTCCGTGAAAGTGATCGAGCTGCGAGAGCGGTTCGAGCAAGAGGCAGAGAAAGCGGGATTCCGGGTGCGCTTCACGCAATCGGGATTCGACGATCAGTCGAAACTCTACGTCTTCGAATACCGCCTTGATGCGGAGGCAGGCGATGAGTAAGTCAGTGACTTTGGATAGTCTGATTCCTTCCCTTCTGTCCGACCTAGAGAAATCTAGCGCTGAGACCAGGGAGAAGGCGGTGGAGATCACCGAGGAAACATCACGCGAGATGTCCGACTACGCGGTATCTAGCGCCCCGGTTTCGAAAGGAAGTGGCAAGGGAGGTCATCACCTCCGTGATGCCATCGTCCTAACGCCATCCAAATACAACGACGGATTGAATGTCCGTTTCTACGTCAGTGCCAAAAAATGGCACAAATATTCGATTGTCCATCTTCTGGAGTTGGGCCATCTGAAAGCCTTCGGGAAGGGATTTGTCCCCGGAAGGCCGTTCATGAACCCCGCCCTTGAAAAATACAGGCCGATCTTGGATGAGAGGATTAAGAACCTCATAAGCTGAGCGGACTGCTTGATGGGAGAAAGGAACAACAATGGAAAAAGTACGTTTTGGTTTGTGCAACTGCGCCTATGGCATCGTCACGCAGGCCGAAGATGGAAGCCTCACCTTCGGAACGCCTGTGATGATTCCAAACGCGAAGAGCCTAACGATGGACCGAACCATCTCCACGACCCCGATTTTCGCTGACAACAAGAAGATCTACACGATCTCCGCGTTCACTGGCGCGAATCTCACCGTTGGTTTCACTCTTTTGACCGATGAGCTCAAACAAGCCATCCTCGGTCATAAGGCTGACTCCAAAGGCCACGACGTGGAAGTGACCAATGCGAAGACCACTTATTTCTACTTCATCTACCAAGTTGAAGGAGACACGAAGAGCCGTCGCAGGGTCATTCTAAAATGCTCGGCAACCCTCGGTAGCGAAGCCACCGAGACCACGAGCGATTCGGTGAATGTCAATGGCGATTCCCTCGCCATCAGCGTCTACCCGGTCGAGGACGGAAAAGGGAACGACATCGCCTGCTATGATGTCGATTCTTCCGACACCGATTACGCGGATGTTCTCACCATGGCTCCCGCGATTCCGACTTTCGCCTCCTAATGACGTGGGAGGGGGCTTAAAAACCCTCTCCCGATTATCTTGATTGAAAGGACCCAAAAACATGATTAAGACCATTACTATCCAAAATGAAGTCGTTACCCTCAGCAATTCGCTTGATTACTCAATCCGATGCCAACAAAAATTCGGTCATTCTCCTTTGAAGATTCTGAATGACTCGGAAGCCAATCTAGACGATTTGGCGGTAATCAAGGTCGTTTATTGCATGATCACTCCGGAGCCGAAATACTCCTTCGATGATTTCTGCAAGAAACTCACACCGAAGGATCTTCCGAGAATCGCTGATACCTTCAAGGAACTTTACCAAGACGGTCAGCCGACTGCCGAGCAGTCGAAGAAAATAAAAAACTGAGCGATAGCCTCGGAATATCGGATGGGGATGAAGACCTCGACAAATTCGTTCCCAATCTGATCTTGAATTCCAAAATCGTCGGGGTCCCCTATGACGCGATGCGAACGATGACACTTCGGATGTTCGATTCGATTCTCATCGTCTACATGGAATCCGAGGCTAGCGCAAAGAAGAAGGGGAAAGACACAGTTCGCAATGCAACGCAAGCGGACATCGATGCGATGTTCGGCTCCAAATAAAGCGGAAAGGAGAGATGGGTATGGAAGAAGTCAAAGGATACGAGATCCATCTCTCTTTAAACGCGGATGATGTCGTTAAGGGACTTAAGGACCTTTCGAGCCAACTTTCAACGGAAGAACGCCAGCTTAAGGACGTAAACTCCAAACTGAAATTCGACCCGAAGAACCTTACCTATTGGAATCAAAAGCAGTCGATCCTCAACAAGTGCATCGAGGACACCAAGAAGAAACTGTCTCTTCAAAACGCCCAATTGAGCGAGGCATCGAAGCTGCTTAAGAGCGGTTCGATCTCCGATGAGCAATTCAAGAAGATGGAGTCATCGGTTTCGAGAACCGAGACTTCTTTGGCGCGTTTGAACGCTGAGTTGAAGAAAACCAACGCTGAGCAGGCGAAGCTCAGCGGTTCGAAGTGGGATGTTATCACCGATGTCTCGGAAGGTCTTTCCAAACTGACGAAAACCGCCATCGCCTCGGCAACGGCATTGGCCTCTTTGGTCGCGGTTGGAATCCATTCGTTAACGACGTGGTCGGATACCGCAGCTGAGGTCGGGATGACCGCTGAGGCATATCAGCGCCTCAGTTCAGCTGCCAACGCGGTTGGCGTTTCGACCCAAACGCTGAAATCCGGATTGAATAAGCTATCCTCAACGATGACTAGCCTGTTCTCGGGAACAGGGGCCGATTACGAAAAGGCTTTGGAGAAAATCGGCCTTTCGTACAAGGATTTGGAAGGATTGTCTGTCGATGAGGCATTGAAGAAGATTTCGACCGCCTTGAAGGGAACGAGCGATGCGACCACTAGAAGCTCGGTCGTTTTGGCTTTGTTCGGAAACGAGCTTGGGACCAAACTGCTTCCGTTGTTGGAGCAGGGAGGCGATGCCATTGATGATTTGGGCGATAAGGCGGTTGTCGCATCCGATGAGGAAGTGGAAGCTGCCAAAGAGGTTTCTACCTCGGTTGCTGAGGCGAAGAACGCCCTTATCACGGTCGCTGGCGTTGTTGCCAAGGCGATTCTCCCTCAGATCAAGGAAGTGGTAGCTTGGGTCAAGGAGAAGATGGTTCCCGCCCTAAAATCGGGCGTGACTTGGCTATCCAATCTCTCGGCCCCCGCCAAGAAAGCGATTGGGGTCATCGCGGGGATAATCGTAGCGGTCGGTCCGATCATCGGTCTTATCGGGAAGGTCGGAAAAGCCGTCACCGAGTTCAAAGCGAGCATCGGTGGACTTTTGGGTTCATCGTCAAAAGGTTTGCTCGGATTGGTAGCTGCCCATCCTCTCATCGCGGCTGCGATTGCAGCTATAACCGCAATTTTCGTGAAGGGATACACAACCGATGTCGAGTTCAGAAAATCGGTGGATGACATCATCGCGTCGCTTAAGGAATTGGTGTCGGGCGTTTTCAAAGACATTGTCGCTACCTTCAAGCAGCTAAAGCCATATCTCGATCAGATCATCAGCGCTTTGGTCGATTTGGTTAAGAAGATTTTGCCTGTCCTCAAAAACGTCATCGACCAATTGATGCCTGTCATCAAGAAGATCATCACTATCGTCAGCGAGGCCACTCAGAAGATCATCCCGATCTTGGCCCCGGTCATCACGAAGATAATCAATCTCATCAGCGATTTGGTTGTCGCTTTGACACCAATCGTCGTGAAAATCGTTGAGATCGTCACCAAACTGGTCGAATCGCTGATGCCGATCATCAACGAGATCATCGATGTCATTGGCGATGTCATCGGTTGGATTGCTGACATCGTTGGCGCAATCGTCGATGCACTTGGACCCGCTCTAACCGATTTCCTCTCTCTTTTGTCCCCGATACTCGACCTCATTTCGGATGTCTTGGTTCCGCTCATCAAGGGAATCATCGATTTCCTATCGCCCATCATCGATGGGGTGCGTCAGATCATCAAGACAATCGGTGACGAGGCTTTCAAGGTCTTCGCCACGGTTCTCGGTAAGATCGGTGAGTGCCTTTCGACCATCTTCCAATGGATTAAACCAGTGGTCGATTGGTTCGAGAAACTTTTCAGCGACATCGGAACGGGGGTAAGCAACTTCTTCTCCGGTAGCGGATTCAAGTCGATGCTCGATTGGATTATCAACGCTTTCCAAACCATCGTCACTTGGGTTCAGAACGCCATCAACAAAGTGAAGGAGTTCTTCGGATTGGACGGTGGAAACAACAACGTCTTCACCAAAATCGGTGGTTGGTTCTCCGACACTTGGGGGAACATCTCGGGTTGGTTTTCTGATGTCGGAAGCTCCATCAGCAATTGGGCCTCGGACACTTGGAACAACGTTTCGGGTTGGTTCTCGGATGTCGGCAATAGCATCGGCAATTGGTTTGGCTCCACTTTCGGTGAGCAAACCCCTCAGAACGCGGTTATGCCATCGGTCCAAAGAATGGCCCGGGCCAACCCGGAATCGAGCGGTGGAAGCCAAAGCACGAACAATACCTACAACATCACTATCAATACGACTGCCGACCACATGAGCATCGATGAGATCAACGACCAATTGGGCTACGTCTATTAAGGAGGTAAAAAATGAGAGAGTATTGGCTCACAAACGAAAACAACAATAAATGGTCGTTAACCACCTTCTCCGGCACTCCTTTTACTGATGTCAAAAATCCTTCCGCAAACATCAAATATTCTTATTGGGAGGGAAACAGATCATTCCAACGGACTAACCAAAGAGACGAAATGACAACGATAAGTGGAATCGTTTGGTGCCTTGACGGAGATTTCGTTGCAACCGATTTCCTCTCTTTTGTTTCCCGGTCAAAGAAACTGTTCATTTGGATTAAAAGAGACGGAATAGACGAAAGATATTGCCGTGTTGATTTCCATTTGGATTCTCGCGGTGAGACAAAAGGAAGGTCCGTTCCTCTCAATGTGACTTTCAATAGGCTTTCTCCTTGGATGTCAAAGACCAGGTCTTATCTTTCCCAATCGTCCGATATTTTTGTTAGGCATAAAGTTTTTCAGATTGCCAATTTATCCAACCGAGAATCGCCATTCTTCCTTTCGCTTAACTTTTACCCTGTTGGGAATCAAAACATCCCTACGAAAATAATCGTTTGCGACCGGGAAATATCTAAGAATTCGAGTGGAGATTATTATGTGAGCGATTCGGATACCAAGTGCATTTCATGCGTTCCAAGCAAATATACATTCGCTCTCAAAATAGACACCATCGAGGGGGAGCAGAAGATATTGATTGACGGAGAGGACGCATACGATACATCTGATTTCACCAAAGACGGTTTTTTTCAATTGCAACCGGGGCAAGACAAGATCCACATCTACATCAACGTTGCCGATTCCGAAAACTGGCATATCACCGGAAGCCTAAATTTCTTCGACCAGTTCTTGGAGGGATAACATGAAAATCGCAATCTTCAATTATCTCGATTTCGGTTATGTCGGTTCTTGGGAAACCCATTCGTTTAAGATCATCGATGATCTCCTTGTTCCGCAAAGCTCTGCTTTCATAGTCGATAACTCGGATGGGATAGAGAACAAAATGGTCGTGGTTGCTCCGCTGAACAATGGCGGTGTCTATTTGGGCATTGTCACAAGCGTAAGGGTAAATGATGAGGACGAAACATCAACCGTCACAACGAACAACATTTCGTCTATTTTGGATGTCCCGGTCGCTTTGGAACAGTTTACGAGCGCGGTGTATGGAGCAAAAGTGAAAGAGTTTTTCGACAATGCCTTTATTTCAACTACGGATATTTTGGAAAAACTATCTTGGTTTACTTGCGTTAATAACGCGACCGAATCTGGTGCATCTCCCGCTTGGAGCGCAAATTCGACCGAAAGCCTTTTGCAGCTTATTTCCGAATTCATTGATATATCGAACATCGGATTCAAGTTTTCTCTCGCTAGCGGTAACAAAGGAGTCGTTTTGACCCTCTTTGACAGGCCGACAAAGGAAGCCACTATAAAACTGAGCGAGGAATTCATCTCGAACATGACTTATTCCGGAACCAATCAAGTTTCGGTCAACAAGATCATCATAAAACCGCAGGCCGACAATTATCTCCACAAAGACACTTTCGCCTATTACCTTCTCAACGATGGTTCGGTTACAACCGATTCGGGAGATGATAAAAGAATCTCTCCTGTAGTTTCAAAGATTCTTTTCTACACCGATACACAGTTCATCGATTCGTCACTGTTGGTAACCGCCAAAAGCAATTTGGCAGCTTCTATGTATTCTCATGAGGTTTCGTTCCGAATTAGAACGAAAGAAATGTCCATGCCTACTTTGAGCAAAATGATTTCCTCGGTTTATTGTGGAATGAGAATTGTCATTTATGGAGTTCCGGGAATGTCTGATCTCCCTTTGAATTCCGTTATCAGCAAACTGACATTCACCGAAAACGATTACATGGACATTGTTTGCGGATTCTCTCGTTCATCGCTTACCGACCGAATGAAAATTGGATTGCGAAAAAGCAATAAAACAACAAGTGTTTCCTACAAAATTGCTCATGGGAAAATCGTTGATAGCATTAGGCATGATTTTACTTCCGATACCGATTATACGTTTGTTTTGAAAATCAGTTTGCCTCGGGGGACTGTCCCCGCAGGTTCATATTACAGTCTTTCGGGAAATTCGATTGAGTATATCGAATACACAACACCGATAGTTTCAACTACTTTCGATGAAGCCACGCAACTATATTCGGTCACTGCAACGACAACTTGCAGCTGCCACGATCATTTGCAAGCCCCTTACGGAGCAATCGAACTTTCGGTCAACTATTCCTATATAACGACATGATGGGATTCAAAAAGGAGGACAAAATATGTCAATTTATGACCCATTGTCTAGACGAATCAGCGTTGTCAAAGGAGAGTCCATAAACAATGGATTCCAACTTTACTCGGCAAAGGACGGTTCGGTGTTCACCGATGCCGATCTATCAGAGGTTAGGCTCGTTTCATCGGCCTTGGGAATCGATGTCGCTTGCCAATACGATTCCCAATCGGAGATGTGGTATCCCGAAATCGGTGGCGATGTGACCGGGGATTGGGATGTCGGAAACTACACCTACGATTTGAAGGTTGTCTACGCAAGCGCGGGTGAGTCGGTCGTCTATAGCGCGATTCACGCAGCTGAGTTGGACGTTCTAGAAAACGTCAATGAAGTCTCTTTATAAGGAGGGGATTTATGGATAGCGTAATCAGAAATTCGGATTTCCGGGTTAGAATACCGCCCGCGATCATCATATACTCCCAAAAATGTTGGGGTGTTAAGTTCTACGGAGCTTCCATCACCGGGGTCCGTACAGGGGAGGCGGTCGGGCTTCGCGCTGGTGTCGGTGACGATACCAATGGCGCGGTGGTAAACGATTTCGACTCCCAATCGGTTTGGGGTCAGATCCGCGACATCAGCGAGACCGCCATCGACTCCGCAGGTAAATCCTATACCGACACGACAACCGGGAAGGCGATCATCAACCGATTCGGCTACATCCCTCGCTTTTGGATTTGCTTCACTATCGGGACGGACGATAAAGGCGCTTTCGTTTGGTATCAGATCGCCAACTACCCGAAGGAAGGGTTCTGGCCCGCGTTCACCAAAATCGATGGTACCCCGGCCCGGTTCGCGTTGGTCGGTAAATACAACGCCACTTTCCTTGGCGGTGGCCACGACGATGTCATCGGATGCGTCAAAGGTAATTCCCCTGTTGTTTCGATGTCCACGGCTAGCGCCAACTCGAAGATGTCCTACATCCAAGACAAAGGGTTGGGAATCACCTCTCCTGTCCGCTTGGTTTGCGGTCGGACTTGGCAGATCCATAACGCCATCGATTTCTTGATGAAGGTCGAGTTCGCCACGATGAACATCCAAAGCGTCCTGCCGGGCGTTATCTACGAATCGTGGTATTCGGTCAAGGACTATGAGGCCCACAACGTCTGGGGGACCGCGACGAACTACATCTCGCTTCCAACGACGCATTACATGGTGTCGGGAAGCAAAGTCGGTACCAACGTTTGCATCTACATCAACGGCAACACTTGGATGCTCCGGAAGATCGTCGATATGGTTGCCGACACCGACTCCAATGGCGCTTCGACCGGATACACGAGACTTACCATCTCGGGCGATGCCTTCACTTTGCCTAGCGGAAACAACGTTTATTTCTTCCACACTTGTGCGAACCCCGCAGGCATCACCGATGTGATCAAAGCCTCTTCGGGCAACGTCACCGAGCTGACGGACGGAAACACCAACGGAGCGGGCCATCACCAGTTCAAATACCGCGCGTTCGAGAAATGGTATGGCTCCATGTGGGAGTACGTCTCCGACATGGCGATGAAGGACGTTCATGATGGCGTGTCGAACAAGATCACGCTTGTGCGATTCCGCAAAGGCTCGACCTTGGATAGCCCATCGACCTATTACGAGGACGATGGCATCAGCCTCCCGGCAACGAGTGGTTGGCAGAAGAAGCAAGCGGTCGATGGCGGTTGCTTGGTGCCCACCGAGTTGGGAGCATCGGACTTCACCTACGTTTGCGACTATTACTGGATTAACCCGAGAACGACTGCGGGAACCTCCTTCTTTCAGGTCCTTGTGAGTG